GGTGTTAAGGTACTTTATAGCTAAACGAGATCAAAAAAGATATCACCGTTGTTTGCGATGACAATTCGGCGGATGAAGCGATTCCATGCTTCCTTTTTCCCGCTTGGCGGCAGCTTGTCGTAGGCGTCGATCAATGACATGACAAGCGCTTCGTCGATGGGCTTCGGCTCTGGCGGTACGTTCAGTTTTTCCTTTAATGCTGTATATTCCATTTCGTATTTCTCGCGGTTGATTAGATCAGCGAGATATAAGTCTGTCAGCTTGTCCATTTTCCGTTTGATCGCCGCCGTATCAACCGGCGGCTTTGTTTTTCCCGCCTTGAGCTTTGCGTTGTGCGCCTGCACTTCAATCGGCAGCTTCATCAACAGGTACGCCTCAAGCTCTGCCTCGTTGATTCTTTTTTTGTGACTGCAAAGACCGATTTCATAGTTTTTGCACCGGTAATAGAAGTAATCTGTCCCGTGTTGCCGTGTTGAATGCGTCACAAGCCGGTGACCGCATTCTGCGCACCAGACAAGGCCGGAGAACAGCCATGTATGCCGCGATCCGTTGTTGCGAACGCTTCTTGCCGTCAGCATCCGTTGTACAAGGGCGAAATCCTCCGGAGGTATCAGCGCGTCGCAGACTTGAATACCGTTATTCTTTCCGATGTACCGTTCATTGCCCAGCGCGTTCTTGATGTGATGATTTCCTCGCATTATTCCAAATTCTGAAACGAGCATCTTCTTGACGTGGTTAACGCTTCCGGTTGCTATGTAATCTTCAAACATTCGCCTCGCAATGTGCGCCGTTTCCTCGTCGATGCAAAGGTGGCTCTCGACGGCCTTTAACCCGATGGGCGTCTTACCCGCCGGGCAGAGACCAAGCTCCCGCTTATGCTGCATGATTCGTTTAACTCGCTCTGACGTTCTGTCTGCCTCGTCCTGCGCGACGGACAGCATTATATTGACCTTTAACCGACCGGCGGCGGTGGCGGTTTCATAATCCTCGTATGTCGCTTGCCAGACAACACCGTGCGCGTCTAGGACTTCCTGCGCCTTGTAAAACTCGCCGATGTTGCGGAACCACCGGTCGAGCTTTGTGAATGCAACAAGGTCGATTTTCCCCGCTTCCACGTCCGACAGAAGCCGTTGCAGCTCCGGGCGTTTTGACACGCTTTTCCTGCCGCTTACACCGGCATCAACGTAATAATCAACGATCTTGTGCTTGTTTTCTTCTGCCCATTTTTTCAGGCTTTCTTTCTGGTCATCGACGGAAAGGCCGTGAACGGCTTGTTCTTCCGTGGAGACGCGGACATAAAGTGCAACTCTCATTTCTTTTTCCCCTTGTGAATGCTTTTGAAGGCGTAAATGATGGTTGCGACGGAGGCGTTCAGTATCAGGGCGAGGACACCCGCAAAAATGCTTGTCCCAGCCGAGCGGAAAATACCGGCGGTCTCTACCTGAATGTCAAATATGACGTACCATACAACGGCGCACAAAAGAATACTGCATACGCCTATGAGCATATAAATTGTCCTTGTGTGGGTTTCCCCCTGCTTTCTCAGCCCTGCGTTCATTTCTTGCAGATGCTTTACTTCGCCGGATAACCGCACGTTCTCTAATTCCAGATCATGGACATGCTGTGTGTCCGGCTGTTCATCCAGACCGACAAGCTCATTCAGCGATAGATTCAATACCTTACAAGTGGCAGCGGCATAAAAAAGGAGCGGTTGCTTGACCCGCCCTGCATTCGTGTCGCAGATGTTGTTGTATGGAACACCTGACAGGTCAGACAATTCTTGCAGCGTGAAGCCGCTGGCGTTTTTCGCTTTGCGAAGTTTGGCTGGATACTCGTCTAAGTAAGGCTGTAGGTCTGTGAGCGCGGACACTTTTTCTCCATCTCCATTCAGTTGTTGGATTTCCCAAAAGTTTTGGGAACGGTTCTTGAATCTTCCTCCTGATTTGTGATTTACAACATGGACATTACAAACAGAAAAGGGTACGCTTGAATCGTGGCAGACGTGTCGGTTTACCACCTTTTCCCGAAGCCCCGGCAGAGGTTGCCGCCAACGCCGGGGCGATCTTAAATCAGAAAACGAAAAATGGTTTACGGTGTCCGCCGTTATAATCTGGCTCTGGGTCTATCGGTTCTTTGTAAACGGGTTTTTCCGGAAGTTGGACACCGGCGCACTCCGCGGCAGAAATTAGATTTTCAAATTCTTCTTCCGAAAGGCGATAAATCGCCGATTTTGTTTTAGGTAGCTTTTCAGGAAGATAATACTTAATTCGGAAGTATACACGCATCTTGTACCGAGATATTTTGGGCTGCATGACTTTCTCAATCGTGTTTTTATACCCGGCAATTTCTTGTGGCGATCTATCGTCCTTAAACGGTCGCCAACTTACTGAAATGGCGTTTACGTCTTTCCCTTTGTAATAGATCGTATCAAGGCTTTTGTCTCCCGAATATGTAAAAGGGCCGGACAAATAGCAAATGTTCTGCGGCCCTTTCATAAAATCAGGCAGCGCAGGGAATCGCTTGTCTTTTCCTGAAATGCTGTAAACTCTACCTTGATATTTTGCGGTTACTGCGCTTTGCGCACCAGACCAATTGCAATAAACGAGGTCTGCTCCTACTGATCGACAACGATTTATTGCGTTAGTAAAAACGTCTTGTTCGATGTTTGGCGCATTATCTTCTATCCATTGTTCCCATTCTGCCGCCTTTTGAAATTTGCCAAGTTCTTCTTCCCAATCGACAATACGGTAGTATGTTTCTTTAAGATGTCCAATTGGCGAAAACGGCATCATCTGTGTAGACTTTCCCAGACAAACAAGGGCTAACCGATATTCTTTCTTTTTCCAGAGATAGCTTGCGTGCATACGGAGAATATACTCAAGGTATAGAACGGGACTTTCGATAGAGCCTCTGTTCATTTTCCAGTAATCCGGGATAGGTATTGAATAGATGGATTCCGCGCTTGTCAGATCGTACATTTTTCCGTCGCATACGATTTTCTCTGCATAATTTATAAGCTCTCGATCTTCGTACAACGAATTTGGCGGAGGCGGGACAAGCTTATATGCGCGGCCATAGCGGAAGTACGGAATGTATTCCATCTCGTTGCCCCCATGTTTTGTTGTGACTATGTTTAGAATATCCCGTTTCCCCGATAGAATCAAGTTTAAATTTGTCGAAAGGCAATAAAATAAGGAGGGAAAAATGGAAAAGGAACGCCAAATTGAGAAGATCGTCCGCATCCTGCGCCTCATGGACACGAAAATGCTGCACCGCTTGTACATCGTTGCGTTGAATATGTTGTAACCCAAAAAAGAAAAAATGCCCGGTACGGATCACTCCGTATCGGGCTTTTTTATTGTCTCGGCAAACCGCCGCAGGGCGCGGGCGAGGGTTTCCCATTCCTCCACCGGCGTTTCCGCCATGAACTTGATGATGCTCTCCTCAATGTCCGTGATGTGCCCGCCGGTGATCCTGCCGACGTACGCCGCGATGGTGTCCTCGCGCGAGAGCTGCGTGAACGGCTCGCCCGTGCCGTCCCGCAGCCAATCCTCGTTGACGTTGAACTCCCGGCAGATCATCAGAACGGTTTGATCTGACGGATTCGACTTTCCGTTTTCAATCGTGCTGCACGATGACGCTGTAATTCCTATACGCTTTCCGAAATTCTCCAAGGTCAGCCCGGCGCCCTTACGGATTTCCTTTATTCTTGTTCCCATTGTTTCCATGGTCTCACCTCCTATCGATGTCCATTATAAATTATGGCAAAGGAAAAATCAAGAAAAAAATTTAGATAATATAAAAAATCTTCTTGACTTTTTTGAGAATCTAAATTATAATTTAGACAGTCAAAAGAAAGCAACCAACCCCGCCCGATAGGGCGGCAGAAAGGAAGAACGATCAATGAAAGGCATTAAATTCGAGAAAGACCAGATTCAGGCAGTATACGACGAGGTAGCCCGCCGGATGCAGCAGTTTTATACCGACGAATACACCGAGCGTGAAGCGGAAGAAGAACACCGCGCGATGCGGCAGGGCGTGTATTCCGTCCTGTCCTCGCTGGCGATCAACTGGCCGGAAGTCCGTTACTGGATAGACGAGATCGAGGCCAAATGAAGCTCACCGGCTGGGCGTGGGATCACGCAAGGGCAGTTGCCGATCGCAATGAGAACCGTTTCGAGACCCGCGGCGAACTTGAGCAATATCTATTAACCGCGCATTGGACACCCTGCGAGGTGGGCCAGATGATGGCCTACCTCGACCGGAACAGAAAGGAGGCGAAAGCATGAGCGAAAAGGAAAAACAGGCTGCAAAGGAAGTCATCGACAGTTTGAAACAAATCCCGCCGGACGGCGCGGATTATGTCCGCGGCTATTTGCAGGGCAGACTTGATGGCATCAAAGCCGAAAAGAAGGAGGATAAGGAATGAAACAGACGATCACCGTGGAAGAGGCCGAACGCTTCGAGCGTATCATCTGGGCGCTCATCGAAAAGTATTTCGGCGTGACCGTCACGCCGCTGGATTTGCCCGATGACAGCCCCGTGTAAGGGCTGTCCAGAGCGTCACGTCGGCTGCCACGCATCCTGCTCCAAGTACGCAGAGTTCAAGGCCGGATGCAATGCCCGGCGGGAAGCGCGGACAAAGCTGCACCCTATCGCCGATTACACCATCGACATCACCAAGCGAGTACAAAAAGCGGCCCACCGCCGCAGAAAGTAGGAGAAACAACCATGGAGAAAACCTGCGAAAGCTGCCGCAGATCGGAAATGTGCAAGCACAGCGGCAGCGTTTGCCGCAACTGGCGGCTGAAAAAAAAGGAAACCCCGAAGGTCACGCCGGAGGAGTACGCTGCCGCCCACGTCATGAGCCGCATCGAATGGCGAACGAAACGCGATAGTGTGGAAAACGCCGACGGCTCAAAAACGGTGCTTGAGCACCACTACCCGGTCGTCATTGTCGGCGAGGGCGACCGCCGCACCGTCTGCGGGTATTACGCGTACCTTTCCCGCGACGAGATGCGTTACTGCGCTATGTCCGACGAGTGGAAGGGAACGACCACGGTCGTTGACGAGTACATGCCGCATGATGGAGGGTTCGCCATCATTCGCGCAATGGAGGAGGGATGACAAGATGAGCAAAACAAAGGCAACGTTCGCCACCACCGCCATCATGACGCTTTTAGCCGCCGTGATCTTCTTCGTATGGAAATTCGGAAACGGCCTCGGCTTCGCCGTCATTGAGGGAATCTTCGCCGTCTACGGATTTTCGAGCCTCGCCGATGACTGCTGCCGCTGGCTGCAAATGCCGGACACGGCGATCATGCAGAGAGGAGGGCGGCACTAATGATTATCTATCTCGCCGGTAAGATCACCGGCAATCCCGAATACCGCAAACAGTTTGCTGCGGCAAAGGCGGAACTGGAAGCAGAGGGCCATATCGTTTTGAATCCTGCCGAGCTGCCGGAGGGTATGAGCCCAGCCGCGTATATGCGAATCTGCTTTGCGATGATCGACACAGCGGACGAGCTTCGGGCGCTGCCCGGCTGGAATTGCAGCCGCGGCGCAAGGTTGGAAATGGCATACGCCGACTATATCGGAAAAACGGCGCGTGTCATTCATAACATCCTGAATGGAGGCACGGAATGAACGACACACGTTATACGGCCATCGCCGCCGCCCTCCGGGAAGAGTTTCCGAAGGCCAATAAGGGCACGGTGAGCATGGCGCTTCACACGAACGACTACGGCGTGAAGTTCTGCACCAGAGCGCAGGAGATATATGACGCCGTTACGCAACAGAAGCCCCGCAGACCGCACCGCGTCAAGCCCATACGGTTACAGTGCCGGTTGACCGAAAGCACCGCACAGCGCGTTAAACAGGCGCTGGAAAGAAACGGCATCGCGTCGATGCAGACGTTTTTGGAATCCCTCGTGCTGGCATGGCTCGCACAGTCTGAATGCTTCACCACATGGACGGAAAAAGGCGAAAGCGCCGCCGGTGGAGATGACACCGACGACGCTTACAGGAAAAACAACCTTGCTTTAAATTCTACCGCAAAGGAGGCGGAATTGTCAAGTGTCCAGAACGTGCCGCTGCCGTGACTGCGGCGAGGACGGATTCTACCCCGTCGTCTACGCCGACGAGGGCTACGGCTGGGAACGCTGCCCGACCTGCGGGTCTGACCGTATCGAATGGGGAAATAAATGCCCTTTGTGCGGACGGTACGCCGAGGAAAGCTACTGCGAGGACTGCAAGAAGGACCTCCGTGACCGCTTCCACGAGCTTTTAATTTGCAATTTTGACCCCGAAGAGATCAAAGCATTAAACGAAATCTATGATGGAAAGGGACTTGATGAATAATGGCTTACTACAAAAACGAATTTGACACCGGCTTCGTCGTCGACGAAAAGACCGGAGATAGCACGGCGATGTTTACCGTCGGAATCACCGTCGCGGAATACCGCAAGCTCGTAGAAAGAGCAGGAAAAAACGACGCGGCGCGTCTCGCGGATGACTACTGGAAGATGCGCACGGAGAATATCGCCATGCACGCCGAGCTTGCCGATCTCCGGAAGAAGCTCGCGGAGGCAAAGGAGGCGGCGGAATGAGCGAGAACATGAGCATTTATAACGCCGTCCGATCGGTGCCGAACGAAGCGATCAAGCCCATCAGCGCTGGACGCTTGAAAGGATTCAGCGACATTAACCCTATGTGGCGCATTAAGAAACTGACAGAAATGTTCGGCCCCTGCGGTGTTGGCTGGTGGTATGAAATCACCGACAAGCGAATCGTTGATGACAACATCACACAGCAGCGCGCGGTTTTCCTTGACATTCTTTTATTTTACGTCGATCCAGAAACCGGCGTTGCGTCTCACGGAATCCCCGGAACGGGCGGCAGCTCCCTTGTCGCTCAGGAAAAGAACGGGCCGTACCTATCCGATGAGTGCTTCAAGATGGCTCTCACGGACGCCATCTCCGTTGCTTCTAAGGCGCTCGGCCTTGCGGCAGACATTTATTACGCCAAAGACCGAAGCAAGTATACCGCGCCGGGTGAAGCGGCAGATTACACCACCGCGCCGCCTCCGGCAAAGCCCGCAAATATCATCATTGGTGGGAATGCCGATCTTCCGATGATCTGCGCAGACTGCGGAGCAGAGATCAAGGATGATGTGCATGATTACAGCGTGAAATGGTACGGAAAACCGCTCTGCCGCGACTGTCAGAGAAAGAACCCGAGGTTGAAGAAGTGAAGGTCGATTCCGCCGTTTGGGAGGGCGGCTTCTTGAAGCTCCATACCGCGGACGTGGACGCGAGGCACTTTGCCTACGTGTTCACGCCGGGGGAATACGAAATAAAGCCCAAAAACATACGCAGCCTCGACGCAAACGCTTATGCCTGGGCATTGATCGACAAGCTCGCCAAAGCTACCGGCGTTCCTGCGTCCGAAGTCTACCGCCGCGCCGTCCGCGACGTTGGCGGTAACATGAAGATCGTCTGCATCCAGTCAACGGCGGCGGAAGAGCTGCGGCAAGTCTGGGCATCAAACGGCCTCGGCTGGCAGTCCGATGTCACAGCGTCCAAGATCCCCGACTGCGTGAATGTGATTCTTTACTATGGCTCCTCGGTCTTTTCCAGCTCCACGATGAGCCGCCTTATAGACAACCTGATTCAGGACGCAAAGGCCGTTGGTATCGAGACCATGCCGCCGGACAAGCTCGCCGCCCTGCTCGGCGAATGGGAGGGAAAACGTGAAAAGAATCTCAAGCAAACGCGCTAAAGCGTGCGCCATTCCCAAGGCCGTCAAAGAGCGCGTTTGGGAACGCGACCATCACTGCTGCGTTTACTGCAAATCCATTTACGCTTTCCCCGAAGCCCACTATATCCCCCGTTCCCGCGGGGGATTGGGTATCGAGGAAAACGTACTGACACTCTGCCGCCTCTGTCACGACGCCTTTGACAACGGCACGGCGACGATGCGGCAGGAGATCGGGCACTACTGCCGGGACTATCTCAAAGCCCATTACCGATGCTGGGACGAACAAAAGTTAATCTACCAAAAGGATGATCCAAGATGGCAATGAACACATGCGTCCTCATGGGACGCCTTACACGAGACCCGGAGAAGCGTTACACGGCGAACAACACGCCGGTCGCGTCGTTTGCGATCGCCGTTGACCGCTTCAAGGAGGGCACGGACTTCTTCGACATTACCGCATGGCGTGAGACCGGCGAGTTTGTATCCAAGTGGTTTTCCAAGGGCGACATGATCTGCGTCCGCGGTCGCATCCAGAACCGCGATTGGACGGATAAAAACGGCAACGCCCGCCGGTCAACGGAGATCGTCGCGGATGAGGTCAGCTTCTGCGGCGGCAAAAAGGACAAGCCCGACCAGAAGGAAGCCTACGAGCGCGCACAGCTCGAGCCGGTTGAGGATGACGGACAGCTTCCGTTTTAACGGAGGCGCACAATGGCATTAGAGAGCTTCAATGCCTATCACAGCTACCTCGACACCATGGAAGCGCTGAATGACGCGGAGTGCGGGAGACTGTTCAGGGCGCTGCTGGAATACAGCGCGACCGGCGCAGCTCCGGAACTCCGCGGTAATGAACGCTTTGTCTTCCCCGGCATGAGGTCGCAGATCGATAGGGACATTGAGAAATACAACGCCAAATGCGCGCGAAACCGCGAGAACGGAGAAAAGGGTGGGGGGCATTCGCCACCGAACGCCCCCGAACGCCCCCGAACGCCCCCCAAGGACAAGGACAAGGACAAGGACAAAGACAAGGACAAAGACAAGGACATATCTTTCCCACCTAACGGTGTGAAAGAGAATGCGCGCGCGCACCACCCCACCGTGGAAGAGGTTGCTGCCTACTGCCGGGAGCGCGGAAACCGCGTTGACGCCGAACGCTTTGTTGACTTCTACGCCTCCAAGGGCTGGAAAGTGGGCAATCAGCCCATGAAAGACTGGAAAGCCTGCGTCCGAACATGGGAAAGGCGGGAGGACAAACCCAAACAAACCGGTCGCTTTGCGACACCAGACTATGACGCAATGGAGGACTTGCCATGCTGACAGAAGACATTATCGGCAGCATTGCCGAACGCGCGAAACGAAACAACCCCGCCATGCCGGAGGATTACATCGCCTCCGACGGCTTTCTCCATTGCGGCAAATGCGGCGAGCAGAAAGAATGCGCCATTGACGCCGGAGGAAAAGAGATCATCGTCCGCTGCCTCTGCCGGTGCGGAGCGGAGGCGCGGAAGCAGACCGCCGAGGACGCTTTCAGGAAGCTCAACGAGGAACGCCGTGCAGATTGGCTGTGCGGATACGAGGGCATGACCTTTGACAATTCCACGGGTAACCCGTCCATGTTCTTCGCCGAGAAGTTCATCCACCGTTGGACGGATATTTTGGAAAACGGCCTGTCGTTCACGCTCTCCGGCGCTGTCGGATGCGGCAAGACCTACGCTGCGGCGAGCATTGCCAACGAGCTTTTAGACCGTGGGTATCGCGTCTGGATGGTCTCAACGGTCAATCTGCTTGACCGGATGTTTGACGAGGCCGACATCATCCGCAACCGGCTGGCGACGTTTGAGCTTGTGGTGCTGGACGATTTCGGCGCAGAACGAAACACGGAATACGCCGCCGAAAAGATGTTTCAGATCATCGACGACCGCATGAGATCGCGCCTGCCTACGATCATCACGACGAACATAGACATCACCCAGCCGACGGACAATCTGACATATCAGCGCATTTTCTCCCGCCTGAACGGGGAAGCGCCGCAGTTCCGCTGCAAGGGCGGTGATCTGCGAGCCGACAGGGGAAGAGAAAAACGGCAGTTTGCCAATGAAATTTTGAAATCCTAAAAATTTTTTGAAAGAAGGAAAACAACATGAAAGAAACAAACATCGGAAAGTACGTTATCGTCCGCGGAGACCGCTCCGGCGTGTTCGCGGGAAACCTCGCCGCCAGAGATGGGCGGGAAGTCCAGCTCACCGAATGCCGACGCATCTGGTATTGGAATGGGGCAGCAAGCATTTCCCAGCTTGCCATTGACGGCACGCGCAAGCCACAAGAATGCAAGTTCCCGGCGCCGGTGGAGGAAATCACAATCCTTGACGCTATTGAGATCATCCCCTGCACGGAGAAGGCCGAAGCGAGCATCAAGGCGGTGTACGAATGGAAGTGCTGACGCGGGAGGCGTTCCTCCATACGGATTATTTCGAAGGCAACGGTTGTGGGTCAGGTTCTGGTTCAGGTTCTCCTTTTGGATCGGGGTTTGGATCATGTTCTGAATATGGCGCTGTTTCTGGTTTGGGGCGTGGATATGGCTCGGGCGCCGGCGCCATCTCCGGCCACGGATGCGGCTGTGGTTACGTCTCCAGCTCTGGCTGTGACGACGGCTCCGGTTGCGGTCATGATTCTGGCGATGGAATAAAATCTTTTAACGGTCAGTCGGTCGATATGATCGACGGCGTACCGACGATTCTCACGCGCATCATCGGCAACGTTGCCAAGGGCTTTATCGTTGGCCCCGATTTTTTGCTTGCCCCGACCTTTGTGTGTAAGCAGGGCAACACATTTGCCCACGGCGAGACGTTGCACAAGGCGCGGGAAGCGCTGCTCGAAAAGCTGTTTGACGATATGCCGACGGATGAGCGCATCGCAGCGTTCTGCAAAGAGTTCAAGCCCGGCGTAAAGCGCCCGGCCATGGACTTTTTCTCGTGGCACCACCGGCTGACCGGAAGCTGCGAGAAGGGGCGGAGAGAGTTCGCCAAGCAGCATGACATTGACATCGACCGCGATGAGCTGACGCCCGAAGAGTTCTTCGCTCTGACGCGCGATTCCTACGGCAGCGGAATCATCCGACAGACGGAAGAGGCATTTGCCGCCAGAAACGGTGAGATCGTAGAGGCGGAAGAATGATCTACGTCGGTATAGACCCCGGCAAGAACGGCGGACTTGCCATTCTGCAATGGGAGGAAGTCCAGACGTTCCGGTATGACAGAGACACCTACCGCTGCGTCCTCTCCGACCTGCGCGGAGAAAAGGCGGTGTGCTGCTTGGAGCACGTCAGCGCCATGCCTGGGCAGGGAGTGACCTCTATGTTCCACTTAGGCGAGGGCTTCGGCTGGATACAGTGGACGTTGGAAGCGTTCGGCGTTCCCTATGAGCTCGTCCGCCCGCAGAAGTGGAAGAAGGAATTTTCCGTCACGGCGGACAAGAACACGTCCATAGAGGTCTGCAAGCGGCTCTTCTCCGGTGTGAATTTGATCCCGCCGGGCTGCCGCAAGGAGCATGACGGAATGGCGGAATCTTTACTTATGGCACTCTACGCCAAGCGGAGGCTCGGATGAAACGAATTGACCTGACCGGGCAGCGCTTCGGACGCCTGACGGTCATACGATACGACCACTCCGAGCACGACGGGGCGCACTGGCTCTGCAAATGCGATTGCGGAAAAGAAAAGGTTGCCGCCGGGTATTCCCTGCGGAGCGGAAATACAAAATCCTGCGGCTGTCTGAACTCCGACGCTTCGCGGGCAAAGCTCGAAAAAGCAAGGGAAGCTCTGAAAGCAAGACCGAGAAAAGACCTGACAGGTCAGCGGTTCGGGCGGCTCGTCGTTCTCGGCCTTGCCGACGTGCCGGACAGGAAGGGCTTTATTTTCTGGCGCGTCCGCTGCGACTGCGGAACGGAAAAAATCATCATGCAGAACAACATCATTTACGGGCAAACGCGATCCTGCGGCTGTCTCGCAAACGAAGTGAGAGCGGCCAGAGCTGAACACATGAGGCAGAGCAGAAAGTCGAAAAAAGAACCTGTGAAAGTCAAGAAACCAAAAACCGAGAAAACCCCCGCCCGTAAAGCTTACCATACAAGGACTGCCGCAGAGTTTTTCCGCTTCTCCAAAGCGCACGGATGCAGCGTGTGCGCGGATAGGAAGGACTGCGACTTGTCGTTCTGCAAATATGAAAAGGAGATGACATCGTGAACGAAAAACAGGAAAAGAAACGCCGGTACAATCTGCGCCTTGAGTACATCGCGCATTTCAACAAGTGGCTGGACAGCGAGCCGCCCCGGTGGCGCTTTATCCGCTGGCGCAAATGGAAGAAAAGCCGGCCAGTATGGGAGGACGCGGCATGACCTGCGAAGCAGCAAAACGAATCCTTCACCCGGACACTACGCGGGAAGCCCTTGCCGAGATCGAGTTTTTAGGCGGATTCAAAGGCAAGGAGAAATTACGGGAGGCGGTAGACGAGGCTTGCCTTCCGGTATGTGGACAGGTCGTTGATGAATGGTCTCCGTACTGCGATCAATGCGGACAGGCGATTGATTGGGAGGGCTGACAATGGAGGAGCTTAAACCTTGCCCGTTCTGCGGGAAACCCGTGTCGGTTGTCTACAACTCACTTGACAGGGTGTTCAAAGTTTATCACACATACGGCGATGACGAATACAACTGCTGCATCATCGACCCGATACTGATTGATGCAGTGTCACTCAAAGATGCGTCTGATGCATGGAACAGGAGGACTGACAATGGATAAGAAAATTCTCGATGTAACTTGTGGAAGCCGAACGATCTGGTTTGACAAGCAGCATCCTGCGGCTGTCTATTGCGACCGAAGGGACGAGGAATATACTGGCATTTGGAAATCAACTCGGCATGACAGCGAAAGAAAATGCATCGTACATCCCGATGTGGTGGCGGACTTTACGGACATTCCGTTCCCAGACAACTCATTTTCGCTTGTCGTGTTTGATCCACCGCATCTGGCTCATGTCGGTGAAAATAGCTGGACATTCAAGAAATACGGGAAGCTCGGCAAGGATTGGCCACAGATGCTTCATGACGGGTTCAAGGAGTGTATGCGCGTTTTAAAACCGGATGGGGTTCTGATCTTTAAATGGAGCGAACACGAGATCCCGGCTGCAAAAGTGTGGGACGCCATCGGAGAACGTCCGCTGTTTGGCCACCACTCCGGTAAAAAGATGGGCACCTTTTGGGGCTGCTTTATGAAGTTCGGAGGCGATAACAATGGCTGAATACATAAAGCGCGAGACGGTGATTAACCATCTGGACGCTTGCATGGATACGCTTTGGAAGCCGGAAATTGTCGCATTGAAGTGCTTTGTTGAAGGGATTCCTGCCGCCGATGTTGCACCAGTACGGCATGGGAAATGGATGCCATTTCACGCAGAGTTTGCAGGAGATATTCAGTACTGCTCTGTTTGCGAAATCGGTTTTGCTGACCGAACGTCCTTCTGCCCTCATTGCGGTGCGGTTATGGACGGATGGAGAGTGGAGGGCAAAGAAAATGATTGATATCGACCAGACAATCAAGGCAGGAACAGAAAGCATCTGCCCAAGATGCAATCATTATCTCGTTTGTCGAGCGACTGGTAATCAACCTTGTGCAGAGTGCAACCAATATGCGCCAGTTGCACAGCACGGGAAATGGGTGTCGCTTGTCGTAAAACGGGAAGATTGGAAGGGCGTTTTACACGATTTTTATCAGCCCTATAGTTGCTCAATTTGTCTTGCGCCAAACACATTTATGGGAGAAAGCGCGTTCTGTCCCCATTGCGGCGCAAAAATGGACGGTGCGGAATGATCCACCGAAAGGAGAAAATGATGGCTGAATACATTACGCGAGAAGCGGCGATTGCTTATATCCGCGAGCAATCGGAAGAATGTCAAAAAGCGTTTGAAGAGCTTGGCGGGGAAAGCGGAATCTACGCAGACGCCTATAACGATTTGGCGGAGGACTTTTACAGCATTCCCGCCGCCGATGTTGCGCCTGTACAACATGGACGGTGGACAATGAGCAGCGATAGACCCGACACGATAATCTGCTCCTGCTGTGACAGCGCCTTTGATGTTTGGAAAGCGGACATAAAACGGCATCACTACTGTCCAAACTGCGGGGCGAAGATGGACGGTGCGGAATGGACCGCTGAAAGGAGAAAATGATGGGTAAAAGGTTCTTCCATTGCTGTTTGGATGTGCGTGGCGGCATTAGAAACGCGAAAGACCTGAAAGGATGCATAACGGTAGACGGTCACACGCTGTTCACGGCGAAAGAAGTCAAATCATTTTTGCAGGAACATCTTAATGCCGGACATGAAGTGTTGCCAGTGGGAGACTGCGACAATTTCGACTATAAAACTGGCTGCCGTGGCCATTATGTGGAGGACGGTGCGGAATGAAGCACGGTGTTGACATCTGCGCAGAGTGCGAAATCAAAGACAATCCGCGTTATTTCGACTGCGAGTGCGAGGATTACTTCACCTGCGCAGACTGCGCGTGTTACCGGTGCGAGCACTTGCATCACTGCTATGGCCAATGTGCAAAGAGAGGATGTGCGGAATGAGCGTTCTGTATTGGATATCGTTATTGTTTACGCCGTCGTATGAGAAAACCGTTTGTCACAACATAGCCCATGCGCTGTTCTGCATAGCCGATGCGTTATGGCTCGCGGTCATAAGCAAGATTTTGGGATGGTGGTAAACATGAACGACTGTGAATCATGCATCCACTACCCGCCGAGCGCTGCGGACGGAAAGCCCTGCTGCTTCTGTGATCCGACAGACCCGATGCTGAATTGCTATCAGAGAAAGGATGACACGGAATGAACAAGGAGCGGAAACGTGTGTGCTGCAACTGCGGCAACTGCATCCGATATCCAACAAAGGACGGAATCCGGTGCAAGTGTGCAATAGACGATCGTCACATTGGCTATTTGCAGTGCTTTGAACACTGGTGCAGACGGTGGAAAAGAGACAGAACGTGGGACGGTGAAGAAAATGGCTCGAAAGCGAGGTAGAAACTGATGTTTGAAGAAAAAATCATCTGGCACGAGATCACGACGCGCCCGTTGACAGAGGAAGAAAGAGCCGAGTACGCCGAGCTCGGATACGCTTACTATGAAATCCCGGAATATATGTTTTCCTGCGAAATGCCGAAGGACAGGCAGGAAATCCTTGTCGCCACAAGCTGGGGCGTCTCGCAGGACGTGTGCGTGATCGACTACGATGAGTACGACAGCCTGTTCGAGCTTGAAACACGCGGTGATTGGGACGGTGTGAAAGCATGGGCGGACATGCCGAAGTATAAAGGCGGTGACAGCGATGCATAAACCATGCTACGGCAAATGCCATCGCTGTGTGTGGCGGTTGAATGGGGGGGTGTAGCGAGTGGCAAGACTAATTGATGCCGACGCGCTGCTTGCTGAATACGACCGACAGCACGAAGGAGAGCCGGGGAAAGCCCGAAAACTGATAGAGGATGCACCCACCGTTGCCGCTGTTCCCGCGTCCAAAATCCTCGCCTTGCGCGACGCTCTCTACGAAGCCGATGCTGTCACAATGCGAGGACTGCGCAATCTCAATATGCTGATCGCCAAATACGAAGGAGGAAAAGACCCTGCGACTGATTGATGCTGACCATTTGATACAGGTCGTTTGCAGCGCTACGATTCTTTCGGACGGGTTTAAAGAAGCGTTCCGCAAGTTAGTTAACGGAGAGCCAACGGTTGACCGCCCCACCCGAAGCCAGTTTAAGCGCATGGCGGTGCAGCTCGGGTATGAGCCGGTCGTACATTGCAAGGACTGCAAACACGTCATGTTCAGTGACTGTTACGGAGAATGCGGAGCTGCACGAATGGGAATTGTCGGCCCGGATGACTTTTGCAGCTACGGAGAAAGGAAAGAAAACGATGACGCTTGAAAATGCAATAAAAACGCTTGACGATGTTATCCCGCCGCACACGCACAACACGGTAGACCGGGAACATATGCCGATTGTCCTTGCGTGGGAAGCGGTAAAGGTCGAACTCGAAAACCGTGAGCCTGTTGTGCATTGCAAGGACTGCTTACATTACTGCGAATGCGTATGCGATTATCACGCGGCGGCGGTTTGCGCAGACTGGTTTTGCTGGGGCGGAGAAAGAAGAACCGATGAGCAGTAAATCCAAGCGCAAGCCGAGAGACGTATCCACGCACAAGGCCGTATCCATTGCCATGACGATCTTCGTCTGGGCGTGGATGTCCTGCTTCAATCCTACGCAGGAGGACGTGAACCGCATGTCCGACGAGGTGCGCAACATCCGCGAGAGCGTGAACAGCAAGAACCTCAACATCTGGGAAGTCAGAGACGCCATAAAGGACGAGTTTGGTTGGGAAATATAAACAGAGACCCGCCGTAAACAAAAACGCGGCACAGCGTGTTTAACGTTGAATGACGAGGTGATAAAGTGAACGAACTATGGAAAATGAAATGCAAGGCTGACCTCTTCAACCTACGGAAAAACGAGGCGGCGATATTGTCCATACCGGAGGAGATCGACATGGAGCGCGACCGCATGACATCCATCAAGAGCGCATCCACGGGGACGGCCCCGGTGCAGGGCGGCGGCACATCGTACGAGGAACGCATGAACAACAGCATTTGCCTGATCGATCTATTGTCCGACAATCTCCGCATTGCAGAATCGGAGGTGCGGCTGACGAAGAAAGCCCTTGCCGCGCTGACAGACGAGGAACGGCGAATCCTTGAAGTGCTGTACATCGACAGACAGAAGAGAGGCGCGGAACGGCTGTGCCAAGAGCTTGCCATAGCCGAGGAAGCGACAGTATGGAAGCGAGCGATGCGGGCGCTGGAAAACTACTGCGCCGCCCGGTACAGCTCCGCGGCAATCTGATGGAAGTTTCAAGACAGTAACTTTTCAAAAATCCGTGGTATAATAGTATCATCCAAAGCCACGCAGAGACGCCGGACGATCACCGAGCGCCAAAGCGTGGCTTTTTATTTTGGGCGAAGCCGAGAGGCGGGAAAGCCGTACGCAGCGGAGGGGGCGGCGGAGATGGAAGTAATCACACTGCGGCTGGACGAGATAAAGCCGTATGCCAACAACACGAAAGAGCATCCGCAAGAGCAGATCGACGAGATCAAGGAATCCATCGCTCGGTATGGGATGAACGACCCTATCGCCGTATGGGGAAAAGCTAACACAATTGTAGAGGGGCACGGGAGATTTGAAGCCCTGCGGCAGATGGGGATAAAGGAAGCTCCGTGCATACGGCTCGACCATCTGACGGACAAGCAGCGCCGGGAGTACACCATCGCGCACAACAAGACAACGATGGACAGCGGATTTGATAAGGATATGTTGTCCTTGGAGCTTCCCGACCTCGATCTCGGCTTTCTTGGTTATGTAGACGAGCCGGAAGAAGAGGACGACGGATATTACGGCGACGAGCGCGAAAAGACATACAGCAAAATGAACCTCCGCGATTATGACGCGGAACGCGCCGCCGGTAAATGGGATATGCCGATATTGAAAGCAACAGACCATATACCAGAAGATTTGATCTCATTCAACTATATGCTCACAAGCAAGGAATACGGCAAGGGCATACATTTCTATATCGACGATTACCAATTTGAAAGAGTGTGGACAACGCCGGACAAGTACATTGATAAGCTCGGTATGTTCGATTGCGTTCTTACACCGGACTTTTCGCTTTATCTGGATATGCCGCTTGCGATGCAGATATGGAACGTGTACCGCTCCCGGTTGATCGGGCAGATCATGCAGGACGCTGGCATAGCAGTTATTCCAACGTTGCAATGGGCAGATGAACGGAGCTTCGATTTCTGCTTTGACGGCATAGAGCCGGACGGTGTAATTTCCGTTAGCACGATAGGCGTCAAGCGTGATAAAAACGCCGGTAGTATATGGTTTGCTGGTATGGACGAAGCAATAAAGAGGTTAAGACCGTCGCACGTCGTGTGTTACGGCGGCGATATTGGATATAAATTCCCGTGTAGTGTGAGTTACATTGCGAACCATAACACGGAGAGATTCGGAGGGAAAAGCTGATGGGCGGACGTGGAGCAAGCAGCGGCGTATCAAAAGGTGCGCCAAGCCTTGATAACAACCTTATACGCAGGGCGAACGCCGCAAGTTTCGCAGTAGACGCCGGAGACGCAACAAAGCGAGAATACACGCGGAATGTTGAGACAATAAAAGGGCTTGGGTTTGACGATACCGAAACAAAAGCAGCGTATAAAGAGCTTCACCGTCTTACAACCGAACAGCTTAGGGCAGAATCGCAGAGTGTTAGCCCTTATACTTCTGGTGTAGCGCGATTCAATCGCACACAAGTGCAGAAAAACGCGCAGAAAGCCGTTGACAAACGTGCGGCTGTCAATTCTTACATGAACGGCTTGAAAGACAAGGCAAAAAAAGCACAGAAGCAGAAAGAAACAAATACGCTTTCCTCGGCGCTCAAAAGCGCGATGAGCAGCGGAAAGCTCGAAGTAACAGTGAACGGCAAGACGTATTACCGCACGCGTAAAAACTCCGCAACATGGAGAGTTAGATAATGGGCAGCAGAGGCGCGGCAAGCGGCACGGGCAAGCACCCATACGGCAGCGAGTACAAAACGGTATTGCAGGACGGCAACATCAAGTTTGTAAAATACCAGCTTTCCGGCAGTGCAACAGCTCCGCTTGAGACGCAGACGAGAAGACGCATATACGTTACGGTTAACAGGCTGGATGTAATAAAATTTATTTCTTTTTACGACAAAGAGAACAAACGATATAAAACGATTGACCTTAATGGGCAACCGCACTTTATCGATGGCAAGAGCGAAAAAGAGCATACACACTACGGTTACATCCATGATGAACATGGAACCAAGAAACTGAGCGCAAAAGAAAAGAAGCTGGTTGACAGGGTAAAAAGCGTGTGGAATAATAGAAGCGGCAAGTAGTAGTTTACGAGTGAAAACGCCGCGAAAGCGGAGATGGCGGTTGAAATCCGCCCGCTTGCCATTCTATTTAATTTAATAGCAATCGCCGTTTTGATAATTCAGAACGGCGAATTTTATTTTACAAAGGATGTGGCAAAATGGGAGGTCGTGGGGCGAGTAGCGGGATTTCGGGTGCACCAACAGGGCGGAAAACAGGCAGTATAAAAAGCCTTTTGCAGAATATGAAGTCACTCGGCAATTATGGATATGAGAAGAATGAAAAGGAAGAGACACAAAGAAAACTCCCGACTTACGGCGATAAGGTGCAGAGTGCGTACATTGAGTACGTAAAAAAGCAAACCGGCATTGATTTGACACCGGCGAGAGATACATATTTTGACAACCGCAAGGGCTTTAATATTGACACAAGAGCACTATCGCCGTCGGACTTGAACCAGATAAAACGACTGGCGAAAACTTATCCGGGTGGGTACGACGTGAGGTTTGCCGAGAACGGCGCAACAAGGTTATACATTGCGGTTGAACGAAAAAAGAGGAAAAAATAATGGGCAGCAGAGGTGCAGCAAGCGGGATTTCTCCAAAGCGCGATAAAGTAGAATACACACCGTATAAATACGGACAAATCACCCGAAAAGAAGCGGGGACGATTTATAAAGCGATAAAAGACGGGGAGATAACAGCAAAGCCGGAAACGACGAAAGCGCTTTACAGTGCCACCGACGCTTACATTCGTTATGCCGATTCCCGGTACAGCCAAGACCGCCTGTATTACGATCTCGTATACAGCGCGACAAGACACTTGCTTAACGGCAGGGCGAAAGAAGCGCAAAAAGACCTTAAATGGTGGGAAGACAGAAACATAGACGCGGCGACAAAGAAATCGCCGTGGTACAAGTACAAAAAATAACAGTATGACCGCTTTAAGCGGCTTTTTCATTTTCAAGGGAGGGAGGGTATGCCACGAAAGGGCAAAGAAAACCTTGTCCCATTGGACAAACGAACAAAGGAAGAGCAAAGGAAGATCGCGCAAAAAGGAGGTATAGCCTCCGGGGAAGCTCGCAGGGCTAATAAGAGCCTTGCTTCCCTCGCAAAGTCGATAGCACAGCAACCCGCGCCGGACAAGCTCAAAAACCAGATCGCACGCGCAGGACTTGCCATTGACGATGAGGACATGACGTGCAATGCCGCTATTGTAGCGGGCGTATACGGCAAGGCGATAAGCGGCGATGACAGAGCCGTTGACCGCTGGGAGACATGGACGAGCGAGGGCGCGGCAGAGGACAGACCCTGCAAAATACCCGCCGAGCTTATCGGCAAGGCGTTTGTTGATATAAACCGGCAGATCATCCCGAACAGGGATTACATCTTTGATGGTGGTCGTGCCGGTCTGAAATCGTCCTTTATATCTCTCAAGGTTCCTGAGCTTGTGGAAAACAATCCGACGATGCACGCCTGTATCGTCCGTAAGCAGACGAACACACTCAAAGACAGCGTATATTCGCAAATTCAATGGGCTATCAATGAGCTTGGTATAGCGGGAGACTTTGATTTTAAGGTTTCGCCTCTTGAAATCACGCTCAAAAAGACCGGACAGAAGATTTATTTCCGTGGGTGTGATGATCCTGTAAAGCTGAAATCCATAAAGCCGCCGTTTGGTCATATCGGTATTCTGTGGGTGGAAGAGCTTGACCAGCTTGCCGGAGCTGCGGAGCTGCGAAGCGTGAAGCAATCCATTCTCCGCGGCGGTGTTGATTCCTATTTCTTTGCGTCCTATAACCCGCCGAAGAGCCGCGCCAATTGGGTCAATCAGCAGATGCTTGAGCCGAACGAAAACCGGGTGCGGCATCACTCGACGTACCTTGAAGCGCCCCCCGAATGGCTTGGCACGGTGTTTCTCAACGACGCAGAACATCTCAAAGATGTCAACCCGGCGGCATATGAGCATGAATATCTCGGCATCCCGAACGGCGACGGCGGAAACGTATTTGACAACATCACAGCGCGGACGATCACGGATGATGAGATAGCGCGATTTGACCGGATATATCAGGGCGTTGACTTCGGTTGGTATCCTGATCCTTTCGCCTTTCTGCGTATGCATTATGACGTGGCGCATGAGACGTTGTATTTCGTCGACGAACACCGGAGCAATAAGACGAGCAATGCGGATAATGCCGCATGGATAAAAGAGCGCGGATACGATGACTTCCCTGTCGTTTGCGACAGCGCAGAGCCGAAAAGCGTTGCGGATTTACGAGCAAGCGGCTTAGATGCAAGGAACGCTATAAAAGGCCCCGGTAGTGTTGAATACGGTATGAAATGGCTTCAATGTCGCCGGATAGTTATTGACCCGGCGAGAACGCCGGAGGCATATAAAGAGTTTATCAACTATGAATACGAACGAGACAAAGACGGAAACGTAATCAGCGGGTATCCAGATAAAGACGACCACTTTATTTCTGCTGCACGGTACGGAATGGAGCGGGCATTTAGACTGTATGGAGTGAAAGCATGAACATATACGAGGTTTTACGGGCGCGAGGATATACTACCGTGCCGGAAGAGTTTTACACTTACATAGAGAATTGGAAGAGCTGGTACGACGGGTATGTTAAGCAGTTCCACCGTTACCGTATCTGGAACGGCATGAAGTACGTCCCGTGCCGCCTGTACTCTCTCGGCATGGCGAAAAAGGTCTGCGAGGACTGGGCCAACCTTTTGCTGAATGAAAAGTGCAAGATAACGCTTGAGGGGCAGCCAGAGCAGGATTTCATCGATTCCGTTTTTGAGCGGAACAACTTCACCGTCAAATCGAACGAGATGCAGGAGATCAAGGCGGCTCGCGGCACGGTCGCGTATGTGCCGACGGTCGTTAATGCGTCTGTTGATGAGCAGACGGGAAAGGTGAACGGCAGCGGCGGGGAAATCCGCATTGACTATGTCCCGGCTGACCTTATCCTTCCCCTTACATGGGAGAACGGCATTGTCACCGAATGCGCGTTCGGATCGCACAAGTCCATTAAAAAAGATTCGTACCTTTACATCTGCATTCACAAGCGGACGGACAAGGGCACATACGACATCGAAAACCTACTGTATCGTGACACAAAGGGCAGCCTGTCGGAGGTGAAACTTGCCGATGTTCCGGGGTTCGAAAACGTCGCCCCGGTCGTGCATACGCCATTCACGCAGCGGATGTTCGTCATTGACCGGCTCAACATCGTCAACAACGTTGATGCAACCCTGCCGATGGGCATTTCGGTATTTGCCAACGCCATAGATCAGCTAAAGGGTGTTGACCTGACATACGACAGCTATGTGAACGAGTTCCAGCTTGGCAAGAAGCGCGTCATGCTCAAGCCGCAGGCGACAAAGAATTTCCACACGGGAGAGCCGCTCTTCGATACAAGCGACGTTGTTTTTTATGTTCTCCCTGCCGACGGGCAGGACGGCGATATCATCAAAGAGATCAACATGAACCTTCGCACGGCGGAACACAACGCCGGGATTCAGGATATGCTTAATCTTCTGTCGAGCAAGTGCGGATTCGGCGAGAACCATTACAAATACGACAATGGCAATGTCTCCACAGCGACGCAGATCATAAGCGAAAACTCTGAGATGTTCCGCACGATTAAAAAGCACGAGATCATCCTTGAAAGCGTTCTCATTGAGCTGTGCCGCGTTCTTCTCCGAATGGGCAACGCTTATATGAACGCTGGGCTGAATGAGGACGTTGAGATCACGGTTGATTTCGACGATTCCATCATTGAGGACAAAGAGACTGACTTTAACCGCGATTCCCGTATGGTGCAGATGGGAATCATGAATAACTGGGAGTTCCGCGCTAAGTGGATGAACGAGGACGAGGCGACGGCAAAAGCCGCCCTGCCGAAGATGGAGAGCCTTGTATCGGGCGAAAATGAATGAAATACCCGATCACGCCGGAGTTCATGTACTCCCTGCCCCTGCCGCTTATGCGGCTATATCAGCGTTTAGAAGAACAAATCCTTGAGGATATATGCTCCCACGTTGCCATGACCGGGGAAATGACGGAGACGGCGATAGAGCATATACGGTCTTTGCAGCGGCGTGGATACGACTACAAGAAAATCAACGAGTATATCCGAAAGACCCTAAAGCTCACGCAAAGCGAGTTTGACACCGTATGGAACAAGGCTGTCCAACGAAACCAGCAGTATTTTGATACGCTGATCGATGACAACCTTGTTCTCGGCGAAAACAACTTCAATGCTGAGCTGTTCATGCAGGGAATCAACGCCATTGAGATGCAGACGCTTGGAGAGCTGACGAATATTACCCGAAGCATGGGCTTTGCGTACCGAGCGCCGGACGGCACGGTAAAGGTCGATGATATAGGCAGGATGTATCAGCGCGTCCTTGATGACGCCTTGATGCGCGTGGAGAGCGGGCAGAGCTATAACGTGGCGATCCGTGACGCAACGAAGATGCTGACGGACAGCGGCTTGCAGTACGTTGATTATGAATCCGGCTGGCATAACCGCGTTGACGTTGCTGCCCGCAGAGCCGTTATGACAGGCGTTACCCAGCTTTCCCGACAGTACACCGAGCAGACGGCGACGTTGCTTGACACGCCATACAGAGAGGTTACGGCGCACCGTGGGGCGCGAGACGGAGAGGGTAAAACGCCATGGGCGAGCCATAAGAAATGGCAGGGGCGCGTTTATTCCGTCCGTACCGGCGATATTTACCCGTCTATATATGAGGTCTGCGGTCTTGACGAGGTGGACGGCTTGTGCGGCGCTAACTGCCGCCATATGTACCACATCTGGATCGAGGGCGTTTCCGAGCGGACATACACCGATGAGGAATTGGAGAACATCGACCCGCCGCCTTTTGAGTTTGAGGGAAAGCAATACACCTTTTACGAGGCGACACAAAAGCAAAGGCAGGTCGAGGCATCGCTCCGTAAAGTTAAACGCGAGCTGACAGCCGCCAAAGGGCGCGGAGATGATGAGGAATATACGACCAAGGCTGTACGGTATCGTCGTCTAAACGAGGAATACGAGGCTTTCAGCAAGGCGGCGGGACTAAGGCCACAATACGAGCGCGGTAACATCGCGGAGTTTGGGCCGAAAGAAGCGCGAGAGGCGAAGAAAGCGGCCAATAAATAAACCAACGATAAAAGCATAACAGAGAGCGCCGCCTGACCTTGTGGCGGGTACAGAAATAACGGTCTTGCTTTGGCAGAGGTTTCCTTCCTTTCCCCCCCTGTCTTGCCCCTGCGGAGGGGGATATAAATACCGTGTCGCTACTGCTCAACAGCGGCCATGCATAACAGGAAGTATCTGACGTGAAAGGCGTCTTGTGTTTTGCCGCGAGCACAAAAAATTTCGCGGTTAGTGGTGGTTTAAAACGGGCGCAGATACAGGGCTTCCCATCGCAGCCCTGCCCGATTATAAAACATTCAAGGAGTTTGTCTCTACGGAGATAGGCTCCTTTTTTGTTTGCCGACGGGCATAAACGGAATACGCCGACGGGCGGAAAACGGAGGAATCATCATGGCAGAACCGAATACCAATCCCAACACCGCCGAGGGCGGGAACGAAGCTACTTTTACACAAGCCGAAGTAGATACCATCGTTGCAAAGCGTCTTGCGCGGGCAACCAAAGGAATGCCCACCGAGGAAGAAATGAACGCTTATAAGGCTTGGAAGGCCAATCAGCAGAGCGAAGCGGATAAGCTCAAGGTCATTGAGAAAGAGCGCGACACCGAAAAGGCTGCGCGTATTGCCGCCGAAGCTAAGCTCACGCAGTACGAGAGAGAAAAGTATCTCGCTTCTAAGGGCGTGGGGGCTGACGAGCTGGAATTTTACTGTTTCAAGATCGGGCAGAAAGTAACGGACACGGTGAGCTTTGAAAAGGCAGCCGACGAGTTTCTGAAAGACCGAAAACCCGCTTCCGTGCGTGTGGATATGTCCGCGCACGTTGGCAACAGCGGCAATAGTGCCACCGGCACGAACGACGCTATGAATGCCCTGATTCGGGGCAAATTTAAGTAATTTGTGAGGTAAAACATGGCTACTAACATTGTAAACAGAACTGACCTTTCCGGGCTTATCCCGGAACCTGTCACCCGTGAGATCATCCAGGGCGTGACCGAGGGCAGCGCCGTCCTCCAGATGGGACGCCGCCTCCCCAACATGACCAGCAAGACCCAGACGATGAACGTTCTGGACATGCTCCCGACCGCTTACTTCGTGAACGGCGACACCGGCATGAAGCAGACCACTAAGATGAAGTGGGACAAAAAGAAAATTTATGCCGAAGAGATTGCCGTCATCGTCCCCATTCCCGAGGCGGTGCTTGACGATGCCGACTATGACATCTGGGGCGAAGTCCGCCCGCGTCTCGTTGAGGCGTTCGGTAAGGTCATTGACGGCGCGATCCTGTTTGGCACGAACAAGCCCACCTCTTGGCGCGATAGTGTCCTTGAGACCTGCACGAAAGCAGGTTCCGTTGTGGCGGCGACGCCGTACATCTATGACGACCTGCTCGCCGAGGGCGGCGTGATTGCCAAGGTCGAAGAGAGCGGCTATCTCGTCAACGGCATTATGTCCGCTATCCAGATGCGCGCGAAGCTGCGCGGTCTGAAAGACCTGAACGGCAACCCCATCTTCAAAACCGATATGCAGGGCGCGACGCCTTACGCGCTGGACGGCTCTCCCATGTACTTCCCGCGCAACGGCGCTTTTGACACTGCCAAGGCGCTTATGTTTGCCGGTGACTGGTCGGAGCTGGTGTACTCCATCCGTCAGGACATCACGTTCAAGATTTTCGATCAGGGCGTTGTGCAGGATCCTTCCGACAACTCCATCGTTTACAACCTCATGCAGAACGATATGGTCGCGCTGCGTGCGGTTATGCGTCTCGGTTGGGAAATTCCGAACCCGAAGACGGCGTACAACGACACCCTGTCGAAGTTCTGCCCGTTTGCGGTGTACGCTCCGGCCGGTACGGTCAACACCGTTACCGTAACCCCGGCCACCGCTACCGTTGCTAAGGGCGCGAGCAAGGCGTTTTCCGCCGCTGTGACCGGCGAGGGTGCGGTGTCTAACGGCGTGCTATGGAGCGTTTCCGGCACGGCTGCTGTTAAGGCTGGAACGAAGATCGACGAGAACGGCACGCTGACTATCGCCTCCAACGAGACGAATACTGCGCTGACCGTTACCGCGACTTCCAAGCAGGACGGCACGAAGTCCGGCACGGCTGCCGTTACCGTTGGCTGATAAACCGGAGGGGCGCAGATGTACGCGACATACACTTTTTACACCGATACTTATCTCGGCAGCGCCCTTACGGAACAGGAGTTTGCCCGTGCAGCAACGCGGGCAAGCTCCTTCATCGACTATTACACCATGGGCAAGGCGAAGGACTACCCGGGCACGGACAACGCGCTTGCTATGTGCTGCTGTGCGCTGGCGGAACAGTATCAAATTATTGAGAACGCCAAAGCGCAGAGCATGAGCGGCGGCGAGGTAAAGAGCCAGACCGTAGGCGCGTGGAGCAAAACATACGCAAGCGGCACGGAGACGGCGGAGGCCGCCCGGAAAACGCTGGAAAACATCGCTATGGATTATCTTGCGTGGACGGGGCTTTTGTACAGAGGGGGTAGACGCTGTGTTTCCACATGTTGTCACGGTCTTTAACTCCTACGAGGATGATGATCTAAAGATGCACAACAGCATCACCATCCTTCGGGGGGTGCTGTTGGATGTGTCCAAGGGAACGAATGTTGCAAAGACGGGGCTTTCTGACGCTGACGCCGCTACTCTTTACATCCCCTTTTCCGTTGATGCGGTCAGTACGACCGGCGACAAGAAAACGTATGTCGAGCCAAAAGCGTTTTACGCGGCGAAAGATCAACAGAGCTTGTGGACGCTGGACAGCGGAGGAAAGAGCAATTCCACGGCCACCTACTTTGTCAAAGGCGAGGTCTCCGAAATGATGAGCCTTGCGCAGTTGCAAGAGAAATATGACTATGCGTTTGATGTGAGCACGGTTGATGTCCGTGATTTCGGCGGCGATATGATGCATTGGCAGGTCGGTGGCAAATGAGGATCATGCTAAAGATCAGGACCGTGAGCGGGGAAGACTTCAAATCCGCCTGTAAAGCGGCGGAGATCGTTGTTGCAACGCAAGCGCTGAAAGACACGATTCCCTTTGTCCCTGCGCTGACGGGCGTTTTCTCCAACATGGCGCGGACGGACGGCAACGAGATCGTCTATACCGGCGACCAAGCCCGATATCTGTACGAAGGCAAAGTCATGGTTGACGCCGCCACTGGTAAAGGCCCAATGAACATACCGGATGTAGGATTGCGCTGGCACAAGGGCGCAACGCTCGCTCCGACGGCGAAAGACCTTGTTTTTACTACGGACATGCACCCGCAAGCTCAATCCCATTGGATGGACGCATCCTACAAGAAAAACGGCGACAAGTGGGCGCGTGTCGCAGAAAAGGCGGTGATTTCGTCCCTTGGATGAGAAAAAACCTAAAACCTTGGTGTCTGCGGAAGAAAATGCAGACGTGAGCCGCGCCGTGCGGCAATGGCTGAATACGTACCCGGATAAACCGCTTTCCAAGCTCGACTTTGAATGGTTGGGCGAGAAAAGCGGTTTATGCATATCTACCATTCAGGCGGCGTACAAAACCAAGCAGTTTATTGACGGATCGTATCAGGCGCAGTATCAATTCAAAATCATTTATCGCGTCCCGGCGAAGAACGCCGACGAGAGAATGAGCGCGGACGAGGTGCTGGATGCATACGGCGCGTGGGCGGAGGCGAACGTGGATAGCCTGACGATTGCGGACGGTATCCGCGTGCGCAAAGTCAAACGCGACACGGCGGCGGCTCTTTTTGCCCGATACGAAGGAGACGTAGAGGATCACCAGATCCTCTTAACTTTAATTTACGAGGTGATTTAACGAATGGCTGAATACACGTTTACCACTACTGCGGGGCAGACTGTGGCGCGTGAGCTGCTTCTCGCTTATCTGAATACCGGCACGAGTTCCGCTCCTGTTTGGTCGGTGATCGGCAAGCGCGTGGAGGACAGCTCCGAGGAATACGACTGGTCTACCGAGAGCAAGAAAGACATTCTCGGCGATACCTACGGCACGATGAAGAAGCCTGTCATTACGCAGTCTTTCGAGCCGTGCGAGCTGGACAGCGGCGACGCGGCGCAGCAGAAAATTTGGAAGCTCGCCGTTGTCGATCAGGACGCGATGGCGCTTGCGGCTATGGACATGCTCATCGTCCACACTTACGCGGGATTTGCCGAGCGCTACGAATCTTGCATGGTCGAGGTCACTGGTCTCGGCGGTGAGGGCGGCGGCAGCGTCGGTATGCCCATTAACGTAACCTACGGCGGCACGCGCACGAAGGGCACTGCCACGAAGGGCACTAGCGGCGCTATCGAGTTTACGCCGGAGACCTAATTTTCGGGAGGTTAAGCAATGCTTGAACTTAGACATGATACCGGAGTGCAGGAAATCTCCATCAACGGAAAGGTGACGGTGTTGCTCAACCTCACCGACATTGACTTTATCGAGCGCGTTTTTAATGCGTTTGACGCGATGGACAAGCAGCAGGACAAATACCAGGCGATGCTCGCCGGGGAGAACGACGCGAAGAAAATCTTTGCTGCCGCCCGTGCGATGGATGGGGAGATGCGAGAGCTTATCAACGGTCTTTTCGGCTTTGATGTCTGCACTCCCCTGTATGGCACGATGAACACCTACGCAATGGCGGACGGCCTGCCTGTGTGGTGCAACCTGATGCTCTGCCTCATCGACAACATGAACGATACCTTTACAGCGGAAAAGAAAAAGACGAATCCAAAGCTGCAAAAGTATCTCGAAAAATTCAAGAAATGATCTACTCCCTGCCGGTGTCGCTTTCCGTCGGCGGTGCAGACCATGCGATACGCTCGGACTACAGGGTTATTCTCGACCTCATAGAGGTTCTGAATGACCCTGATTTTTCCGATGCGGACAAGGCGGAGGCGACAATACAGACGATTTTTCCCGATTGGGAAAAACTGACGGACTATTCGGAAGCATTAGAGAAGAGCTTCTGGTTCATCGACCTCGGGCAGCCGCACGGGACGAAATCAGCCCGTCTTGTGGACTGGGAAAAGGACTTTCCGTATATCGTCGCGCCGGTCAACCGTGTGCTCGGCTACGAATGTCGCTCTGTCGAATATCTCCATTGGTGGACGTTCATGGGTGCGTACATGGAGATCGGCGGGGACTGCGCATTCTCGCAGATTGTGTCGCTGCGCTCGAAGATCGCCAAAGGCAAAAAGCTCGAAAAATACGAGCGGGAATGGCTTCGGCAGAATCGGGAGCTTGTAACGCTCCCGACGAAGTACACGGCAGAGGACGAAGAAATGTTGAAGAAATGGACGTGATGCGATGGCGACAGAACTTAGATTCCCGGTAGAGATCGACGCCGGGCAAGCCGCCAAAGAATTGGACAAACTCCAACGCGACATGGACAGGCTCAAAAAGAACATGGAGAGCGGCGAGGCGAAACGCGCACCCATCGTTGAACAGCTCAAACAGGCGCAGGACGAGGCGGCGCAGGCATATGATAAGGTCGAAAAGCTGAAATCCTCATTGGCCGAGAGCGAGGCAAAAACTGCAATTAACGCCAATGCTGATCCGCAGACATGGATCGAAGAGACCCAGCGGCAGGCGGAAATCAAAGCGCAGCTTGCCGAGCAGGAAAAGATTCTCGCGGCGAAAGAGAAAGCCGCACAGCGGCTTGAAGCGCAGGACGCGAAAATCGTTGACAAACTGAAACAGCAGACAGCGGAGCTGGAAGAACAGAAAAAAAGAGCCGGGGAGCTGACGCAGACAATCACCGATGCGTCCAAAGGCGCTGACATTAAGGCCGCAATGGAGGGGGCGCAGCAGTCCATCAAAAGCGGCATAAAAAATCTGCTCAAATATGGCATTGGTATCCGCTCGCTGTTCGTTCTTTTCCGAAAGCTAAAGCAATACACCATTGAAGCGGTAAAGGCTTATGCCGAGAACGACCCGGAGACGAAGAAAAGCATTAACGAACTGAAAGCGTCTTTGCAGGGGCTAAAGGCCTCATGGGGCGCTGCGTTTGCTCCAATTCTTACTGCGGTTATCCCGGTATTGCAGACGCTCATTGGCTGGATCACAAAGGCTGTGGACGCTATCGCGGCGTTCTTTGCGGCTCTTAGTGGGAAAAGCACATTCAAGCGGGCCATAACCAACACGGGAAAGTTGAGCGACAATCTATCCTCCGGCGCTGGCGCTGCAAAGGAAATGAAAAAGCAGCTCATGGGCATTGATACGCTGACCATTGCGCAGGATTCGTCCTCCGGCGGCGGCGGGGGCGGTTCCGGCAGCGGGTTCGAGTATGAAGACGTAGCGATCAGTGACAAGATCAAGAACAATCTCGGGCTTATCAAAAACCTGTTGGAGGGGATCGCGGCGCTTGCTATCGGGCTTGCGTTCGGGAAAACTGCCGCGAGTATTGCGCTGGTTCTTTTCGGCACTCTGGATTTGATTGATGCTTTTAAAAATTTCATCAACACCGGAAGCCTTACGAAAGACATGTGCGTGGAGATGTCAACCGGCTTTCTTAAAATCGGTATCGGTCTTGCCCTTCTCACCGGCTCATGGATACCGCTTGCAATCGGAGCGTTCCTTGCTCTCGGTTCATTCCTGTCCGGGTGGTGGGATGACATCACCGCGTTTTTCGACAAGATCAGCGGCATAGTCAATGGGTGGTTCGACAATGCGTTGAAAACGCTTTCCGAAAAGGGCAACGTCCTTTCGCAAATATTCATTCTGCTTTACGGCGTCGTTCAGTATTCTTTTAACAATATTGTCGGCGCTATTCGCACGGCATTGTCACTTATAAAGGCTATCTTTGAAACGTTGGCCGCTGTTGTGTACGGTTTTGCCACCGGCGATTGGTCGGCGGCGCTTGACAAGATCAAGAGCGCGTGGATCGACGTCTGGGTTGAAATCAAACGCTGGGGCGCTTCACTTATCAACAGTATCCTTGGCACTGTGGAAGCGTTTGTTAACGGCGTTATTACGATGTTCAATAACCTCGTCGGGGCGTTCAGCAGCGTTTTGCAATTCTTCGGCGGCGGCGGTATAAACTGGCGTGCAAGCTCGGTATCTATCCCTCGCCTCGCCAAGGGCGGCATCGTAAAAAAGGGCACTCCGTTTATTGCCGGTGAAGACGGCTCGGAGGCCGTTATTCCGCTTGAGAAAAACACCCAATGGGTGTCGATGGTCGCGGACGGCATCGTTGACCGTATGACGGATAAGTTCGCCGGTTTGAGCATGAAAATGCCCGCCGTTGCTATGGGCGGTGTAGTGCCACCTAATGCGTTTTCCTCCGGTTATGGGTATGGTATATCCCCAGAGCTGGAAAGCAAGCTGGACGCGCTTCTCGAACGTTTAACAGGAAGCCGCGAGCCGATAAACATCCACACGACGGTTGAGCTTGACAGGCGAAAGGTCGGCGATGCGGTTTACACCTATACCGAAGAGCGGAACAGGGGGCGCGGAAAATGAAGCTGATAGTTAACGGCGTGGATATGCTCCCATATCTGGACGGCGGCGGATATACCGTGACCAGAGAGGACGGCGACAGCTCGGACGCGGGGCGCACGATGGATTACACGATGCACCGGGCACGGATCGCAACGAAATTCCGCATTGATGCAACGTTCAAACCCTTGTACACCAAAGACGCCGAGATCGTTCTACCGGCGCTTATGCCAGAGTACGTCGAAGTAACATACACAAACCCGTGGTTAAAGGGGACGCAAGTCACGACGATGTACAACAGCACCGGGAAAGCCACGGTCGATACATCTTTCGGCGATGGGAAAGAACGCTGGAATATTGATGCGCTCGCCCTTGTGGAGAGATAGCCATGCAGAACACAAGCGCAACATACAAGGAAATCGTTGCCGGTACGCATTGGTTCGAGACCAAGCTCGTCATCGGCGACGAGTTTTATTTGATCGATGAGCATACCGACTATATCACGTTTGGCGGAACTCGCATTTACTATGATTCTGATTCCGGCGGTTACGGCGGAAACATGCTCAAAGAGATCAAGACCACACACCATCTGTTCACCGACGATAAACCAATGGTCGGGTGCTGTGTAGCGGCGGAAATTGACGTAACGATGGTAAAGCCGACGGCGACGATCAAGAGAATGTCCTCCATCAAGCCGTTTATCCGCGCGGTGAATGAAACAAAGACAAGCGAGTGGATACCGAAAGGTATCTTTTACATCGACACGCGCTCCGACGGTGAGAGTACCGATGAGATCGTTTTCCACGGGTATGACGCGATGTTAAAGGCCGAGAACGATTTTCCTGTGAATGGGAACATCGGCGAATGGCCCAAAACGGACATTGACGTTGTAAGCCTTATTGCTGGGCATATGGGTGTGGAGGTCGATACACGCACGTTTGATATCATGCAGCGCGGCTATCCGGTGCAGTATCCCGGAGGATATGCGATGAGGGAAATCATCGGATACATCGCCGCTATGTACGCGGGAAATTTCATCATGTCAGACGATGGAAAGCTCCGTCTTGTCCGGCTGAATGAGATCGGCATCGAGACACACTATCTCGTGGATACCGCCGGGTATGTCCTCACTTTCGGAGGTGACAGGATTCTTGTCTGAATCGGTTTTTATCGGAAGAAGTGCAAAGGGATACACTTCAACGCCGGAGCTGCCGAAATACACCAAAGTCCGTATTAACGTTGACGATGATTCCTTCTATGAGGCCGGGAGTGGGGATAATGTCTTAGAGCTTGACTGCCCGTGGGGTTCTCAACAGATGGCGAATGACATTTTAGAGAGCATCGGTGAGTTTGTCTATCGACCGTATGACACGGAATGGGCGAAGCTTGATCCTGCGGCAGAGTTAGGCGACGGCGTTACCATCAACGGCGTTTTCTCTGGAATCTATGTCAATGAGACCAATTTCTCAACGCTGATGGCGGCGCGTATCTCCGCACCACAGGAGAACGCTGTTGACCATGAGTACCCCTACAAATCACCGACCGACCGAAAGACCACCCGGCAGTTTGCCGAGACGCGGGCAAGCCTTAGAGTTAATGCCGCGAGCATTCAGGCGGAGGTCACGGCCAGAGAAACGAACGAAGCGGAAATGCGGGCGGCTTTGGAACTGCACGCGCAGGAGATCGCTGCGAGAGTGACGAAGACCGGCGGCAATTCCGCCTCTTTTGGTTGGTCTTTGACGGCGGACGGGTTTGTTCTGGAAAGCTCCGGGCAGGAAGTGTTCAGGGCAACGAAAGACGGCGTAGACATCACCGGCAAGATAACGGCAACATCCGGGTTCATCGGAAGCAAAGACAGCGGGTTTACCATCACACAGAACGCCATATATAACAAGCTGTCGGAGCTGTACGGGACAGTGGACGGCGTGTACATCGGTGCGGACGGCATAGCCCTCGGCGGCGGGAAATTCCGAGTAAACAGTTACGGTCAGTTGTATGCAACGGACGGCACGTTTACCGGAAATGTCTATGCCAACCGGATACAGACGGGCGGTGACGCCGGAACAATACAAGGCAGCCAGATAGGGTCTGGAACAATCACGACAGCGAATACTAATGGATACTTAAACGGTGGCATTGCGAATGGGTATTTTGCCGGGGACGTGTTCGGCGGGGCGGCAATCGCAAGCGCGATGAATGCAAGTAGCGGTTCTTTTGCCGACACGAATTCCTTCCGTTTGTTCGGAAGAACTGTTGTTATGCAGACGCAAACGTTCAGCACTGCAGTACCACAAACGGTGCAAATTAAATGCCTTTCTTACATTTAGGAGGTCTATATGGACAAAATCATTTTTCTTGACGGAAGCGAATACCCGTGCGCGTTCTGCGGCCTTGCGACTGTTGGACTGCTGTATGTCACGCTGACCGGCCTTTCATTCGTGGAAGCTGCGGCGATCTTCGGAGATGAGAAGAAAACGGCGAAAATCCGCTATGTAGCCGCAAACGGAGATGAGACAGTATTCGAGCATTACACGAAGTTTGAATATCTTGTCAATGAAACCGGCGGACAGCGTGCGGCGCTGCGGCAGAAGTACGCCAGCGAGGTTTAAGCATGGAAGAACTGAACAAAATCAAGGAGCTTCTCGGTACTCTCCGCGTCGATGGATGGGAGAATTTCGAGAAGCTCGTTTACATCAAGCTGCTTATTGAAAAATTGATTGCAGCGGAAACGAAGGAGGGCTAATCCTTGGCGGACAAAACAGTAGGCGAGCTTCCGAGAGCGTCAACCGTAACAACGACAGATCTGTTTGTCATGGAACAGGCAGGACAGGCAAAGTCCCTGACTGGACAGGTGCTTATCAACGACCTTGCAACGGCTCTTGACGGGCACGGCGGCATTAAGAGCATTACCCTAAACGATGACTATACCCTGACGTTCATCATGTCTGATGATACGGAGGTGCAGACGACCTCGGTACGCGGCGCGACCGGCGCAAAGGGTGACAAGGGAACGGACGGTCGGGCAATCACGAGCGTTGCGAAAATCAGCACGTCCGGCCTTGTGGACACTTACAAAATCTCGTTCTCGGACAACACAAGCACCAACTTTACCGTGACAAACGGCTCATCCATCAAGAGCATTGCCAAAACAGGAACGAACGGCTTGACGGACACCTACACCGTTACGCTTACGGACGGAACGACCTCCACGTTCAACGTAAAGAACGGCAACGGTATAGCGTCCATCACGCTGCAAAGCGGCACACACGCCGCCGGTACGACGGACACATACAAAATAACGTTCGACAATGGGGAGTTTACCACATTTTCCGTCTATAACGGCATGAACGGCTCCGGCTCTGTCGTGTCAGTGAACACGAAATCGCCGGACGCCTCCGGCAACGTGACGTTAACCGGCGACGATATTCATGTGAGCGCTTCGGACGCTACGACGATACCGGAGGCAATCGCCAGTGCTGTGAGCGCAACGGACAGTGGGGACGGGAACATCGTTGTTGCAGGAGCGGCGGCGCAAACGGCTATGCGCTTTCTGCAAAGTATCATTTTCCCCGGACTTGACTACAAGTTCATTAACCCGATGCACAACGGCACACATGCAGACCCATACGGAATCAAAGTCGGCAGCGGCGCATCTCTGGTTGGCGCGATCAACGCACTGACCGAGCCGGGCGTCTATACAGTCTATCAGAACCGAGCGTCTACGGACGTGCCGGACGGCGCAAAAGCGATCAACAGCTCTCTTCGAGGAATCGCCTGCCTTTCTCAGATAAAAAAGCACTATGCGTTTATCTTCATGGTCGATCAGGGCAGCAACTTCTACATTCAGTATGTTCAGGACGACGTTGGCGGCGGCTGGAAACAGATGCTTCCGGACGGAACGGGCGTGATAACGGAAGTGAAGATCGCAGCCGGTGCGGTTGGCACAGCGAATCTCGGCGGCAAGGTCGTTACGGCGGAGAAAATCGCGGACAAGACGGTTGGCGCGGGTCAGCTTGCTGACAATATCTCCTACACGAAGTTCGGCCTTGCCGCCGATCAGGTGCGGCACGTTTACGCCGGAACGACGGAGCCGGGCGCCGAGCTCGGCAGCGACGGGGATATCTATCTCATGTATTCGGAGTGAGGTGCGGGCATGGCATGGTCACAGACAGCGCCGGAGCTGCCAAGCGGCAGCGCTTGGGAGCAGGAAAAAAGCGTTTCGGGAGCAGCGAACCATTGGAGCCTTTCCGGAAAGCTCTACATCGCCCGTCTGAACGGCAGGCAGTTTGCAGTTAAAGCCGAGCTGACGAGCGGCAACGGCAGCTACGGCACTTATTACCCGCCGGAGAAATGGAAGCTTCGGTGTGACATCGGCAGCGTTACCGGAACGGAGGACACGTCCTTCGGCGTCTCAAAAGGAACGACAACGTTCTATTTCGTCGGAGAAGCCGGAGAAGGCGTAACGATCACCGCAAATGTCGGCGGTGTTGACATCCCGGTCGCCACGCAAACCGCGACCTTTGCCGCCCCCGCGCTGCTCGGCTCGACGCTTTATTTCAAGGTCGGCGGGACGTGGAAGCAGGCGACGCTGTACCGCAAGGGCGGCAATTGGAAAAATGCGCTGGCAAAATTCAAAGCAGGAGGAGCATGGAAATGAACGGTATTGACGTTTCCGAGCATCAGGGCGATTTTGATTTTACGCCGTACAAGGATGGCTTCGTCATCATCCGCGGCGGCTACGGCATCCGAAATGCCGACAAATGGGCGGAGCGCAACATTGCCAAATGCGACGCGCTCGGTATCCCGTGGGGCATCTACTGGTACAGCTATGCGCTGAATGTGCAGACGGCTAAATTGGAGGCGGAGCGGTGTCTGCGCTTTCTCAATGGCCGGAAGCCCCGTCTCGGCGTGTGGTTCGACATGGAGGACGCGGACGGGTACAAGCAGACGAACGGCTTCCCGTCTAACGAGACGATCACCGCGATGTGCAAGACCTTCTGCGCGGCTATGGAAGAGGCCGGGAACAGGACTGGTGTGTACGCGAATCTCGACTGGTTTGAAAACCGCATCGGGGACACGGGGTATGACAAATGGATCGCGGCGTGGGGATGGAACGACGGGGAGCATTATCCCGATCTGTCTGGGAAATGCATCTTTCACCAGTACCGCGGAGAGCCACTTGACCTTGATATCATGCACGTCCCGCTTTCGTATTTTGACGATGGCGCGGCGGGCGGAGCCGAGCCACGCCCCTACGAAAAGGACGGGGAATGCGTAAGCGTCTCGGCGATGGCGCAGGAGGTGCTTGACGGGAAGTGGGGCAACGGCGAGGAGCGAAAGCAGAAGCTCGGCACGTGGTTTTACGATCTCGTGCAGGGCGAAGTAAACCGTATCCTCGGAGTAAAGTAGGAGAAATAAATGGAAATCATAAAGACAATCATCACCGCGTGCGGCGGGGCTGCCGTTGCTGGCATCTTCTCGCTGATCCTCGCCAACCGTAAGAGCAAAAGCGAGATCGTGAAGCGTTTGGACGCCTTAGACGGTAAGCTCGTAAAGCACATCGAGGACGACGCTGCGTGCCGCGCGGACGAGGCGCGAAGCCGCATCCTCCGCTTCGGCGATGAGGTGCGGCAGGGCGTCTTGCACACCGCCGAGCATTGGGCGGACGTTCTCCGGGACGTTGACCGATACGAGGACTACTGCTCCGGCCACCCGCTATACGAAAACAACCGCGCCGCAAACACCATTCAGCATCTTAACTGCGTCTACGCGGGCCATCTAAAGAAAAACGATTTTTTGAAGTAAGGAGAATTTGCAATGAACGAGATTATCACTACCTACGGCATGGAAATCATCAAGTACATCATCCTCGCCATCTGCGGCATTGCCGCGTCTTACGCCGCGAAGCTGTATGAAAAGTATGTCAATACCGATACCAAGCGCAAGGTAGCGGCAACTACCGTTGCGTACATTGAACAGGTGTATAAGGATATCCACGGCGACGAGAAGCTGTCCCGCGCCATGGCTGTCGCTGCCTCCATGCTCGAACAGAAGGGCATCAAAACCACGGAGGACGAGCTTAAGGTGCTTCTCGAAGCTGCCGTTAAGGAAATGAACGATAAGTTCAAAGCCGCCTGACGGCAACAAAAATTTTGTAAACCGACACTGCGGAATCATGAAAGAATCCGTAAAAATATTCTGCCGCATCAATGGCGTCGAGGCGTCTGAACGCCTCGCAGAGACACTTTTTAACGCATACATGGAGAGTGTAGCCAATGACGACAGAGAGCCTCCTACGGAGTTTAACAACGCCAGGGACAAAGATTAAGCTGCAATTCCCGCGCGAGCTACGCGAACAGTTTGAGCGGGACTGCGGCTTTACCGACGAAGAATTAAAAATCTTCCGCCTGCGGGCAAAGGGCATGAGCGTTTTGCAAATTTCTTTCGCCATGCAGACGGATACGGAACTGTACGGCACAGAGAAAGTCGAGCGCCGTATACGGGCGATCAAGGACAAGATCGCCGCTGCAATCGAATGATGGGTTTTTGACGGATTATTGAGGGCTAACCGATGGGTTAGCCCTCTTTTTTTATGCGACAATGGGGGCAGAAAGGACGTGAAGCAATGGAAAACTACTACCAGCAGCCACAGCAGTTTTACGGCGGATATCAGCGACCGCAGCCCGTGCAGCAGATTGCTCCCGGATACGTCTGCAAGCCGGTCACTAGCCGCGAAGAGGCTATTGCCACAAGCACGGACTACTTTTCTCTCGGCGTCGTAATGCCGGACATCGGGCACGGCATGATCTACCTGAAACGTTTTAACCAGCAGACAGGGGCTTCCGACTTCTTTGATTTCAAGCTTTTCACCCCGGAACAAACTCCGGCTGTAGAGTACGCGACGAAAGCCGACCTTGACGCTCTGCGGGCGGAGCTGACAGCGAAAAAGCGCCGGAGGGTAGAAGACGATGATGAATAATCTTATTTTCAATTTGATAAGCCTCGCCCGTACCGGCGGAAACCCGATGACGCTAATACAGCAGATGGCTGGACGCGATCCGCGAGCGCAACAGGCGCTAAAGATGGTTCAGGGCAAGACGCCCGACCAGCTCCGGCAGATGGCGGAGAACATGGCGAAAGAACGCGGAACGACCGTGGAGGAAATCGCCAAAAGTCTTGGGCTTAAATAAACATTCTCCTATCAGTTCCGGCATCTTGATTAAAAGCCGCTTCTCGAATGCAGCCGGGAGGCGCGCGCCCGGATGTAAATAAACTGATAGGAGCTTTTTTCTATGGCAGACGATTTTATGAACGGCTTTCTTGCCGGGCAGGGCGACAATAACCGAGGCGGTCTTTTCGGCGGCGACGGTTGGTGGGCTATCATCATCTTTGCGCTGATTTTCGGATGGGGCAACGGCGGCTATGGCTTCGGCGGCGGCAATTCCGGCGGTGTAACCGATGGCTATGTCCTTGCCTCCGACTTTGCTAACGTTGAGCGCAAGATCGACGCGGTGAACAACGGCGTTTGTGACGGCTTCTACGCGATGAACACTGGAATGCTTAACGGCTTTGCCGGTGTGACGCAGGCCGTGACTAGCGGCTTCTCTGCGGCGGAGCTTGCCCGATGCAATCAGCAGGCGGCGCTCATGCAGCAGCTCAACGCCATGCAGATGCAGAACCAGAACTGCTGCTGCGAGAACCGGCAGGCTATCGCACAGGTGCGCTATGACATGGCGTCGCAGGCGTGCGATACCCGGAACACCATCCAGAATGTTGCCCGCGACATCACGGACAACCAGAACGCTGGAACCCGTGCTATCCTCGACTTTCTAACGCAGAGCAAGATCCAGACCCTTGAGGCGGACAATCAGGCGCTGCGGCTCGCCGCTTCGCAGAGCGCACAGAACGCGACGCTCATCAATGCGCTTCGCCCGTCGCCTATCCCCTCGTACAGCGTCGCAAACCCGTATTGCTGCAACACGAACACTTGCAGCGGCTGCGGCTACTGAACCAACGTTAATCGGGGCGGGAAATCCCGCCCCTGAAAGGAGTTTATAATGGCTTGCAAACCCGTTTGTCAGCTTTGCAAAAGGCTGATTCTTAGCCAAGCGATCACGTTTACCGGCGGAAATTTGGTTGTCAATCTCCCAGATGGCAACTATTCCAACGGAGAAAAATACTGCATCGTTCTGGCACAGAGCATCCCAACGACGGCGACGATTAACGCGCCGGTTGTGTTCACCATTGGCGCGGGAACGGCGCAGTTCCCGCTGACGAATCGATGCTGCGCTCCCGTAACTGCGTGTGGTGTGCGGACTCGGACGAAGTACAGCACGATTGTAGTCACCAACGCCACGGGCGGCACGTTCCGAATGATCGGGAAACCGTGCTGCTCGCCGAGCAATGATCTTACCGCCATTAACGCGGAGACAGGAGCGACGACATGAGAGCGGACAGAATCAGACGCATCCGAGACTACCAGATACAGAATAACCGTGACTACGAGCCGCAGGAAAGATACCGCGACAGCCGAGGCCGCGAGCATTACAACAACGGGCGCTATGCCCCACGCAATGACTACCGCGACGAATACACGGACTACTACGACGACCGCCGCCGAATCGGATTTTCCTATGAGCCGCGTATGGGCGAGAGCTACGGCGGAGAGTACGACCGCGGCTATGCCGGAGGGTACGACCGCATGACCCGCGAAATGGCGGACGAGTGGATGCGTGGCCTTGAGAATGAGGACGGCAGCAGGGGCGCTCATTGGAGCTACGAGCAGACCAAGAATCTTCTTGAGCAGAAGAAAATAGACTGTGATCCGATGGAGTTCTATGTAGCCATGAACATGTTGTACTCGGACTACTTCAAGGTGGCAAAGAAATTCAACGTCAACAACACGGAGTTCTACGCCGACCTTGCCGAAGCGTTCCTTTGCGATAAGGACGCCGACGAAGATAAGCTCGTGCGGTATTACGAGTGTATCGTTGAGTGAGCAAAGCAAAAAGGAGGGCCTTTCAGCCCTCCTTTTCCTTGTTCGCAATGTAGAATGCAATAAGCCGGACAACGTACTTCGGCGGGTTGGAAACGCCGCTCTCCCAGTTTTCGATGCTTCGCTTTGGAATGCCAAGAAGTTCGGCAAAAGCCCGCTGCGTGAGCCCGGTAGCCTCACGCAGCGCCTTAATCTCACTCATTGACCGCCACCTTGCACCAGAACACCGGGCGAGGCGCGTCGCCGCCGAAGTCAAAGAGAACGGAATAGAGATCGCCGTCGTCACCGCGGCAGATCGGGGAGAAGCCGTCGAAAAGATCGTCGCTCAGGCTGTCGGCGTAATTCTCGCCGCGGGTGCGGCGGATGTCGTCGAGAACTTCGCGGTCGAACTGCGTCGGATCGTCCGTCCATTTGTAACCCTTGCCGGTGATGTCAAGCTCGCGGTTGTCGATGATTTCAAATTTCATTTTTTGATCCTTTCCGGGGCGCTGCCCCTCTGTATTTTTCTTCCTTACGCTTATTATACTACCACCAAATTGGTGATGCGTCAATAAGAAGTTTTGCAAAAACCACAAATTTTTCAAAAGAAAACGCCGGAGATCAACCCCGGCGCTGTTCTGAATGTTTAGCTATATTATATTGTAACTGG